TTCGCTCACGAGTGCTGTGGCCTCGTCCATCGTGAGGTCAACGGCGGCATTGTAGGCGTCGTCGCGGGTGGCATGGCCGCCGCGTCGGTAGAGCATGATGGCGCACATGGCGATCATGGGCCCGGCGAGCATCCCGCCTGCTTCGGGGTCGAAAGCGGTGATAGGCTGGCCTGTCTTTCGTTCGTAGTAATCGAGGTCGCCAAGGGTCATTGCTTGCAGGTTCATTGCGGGTCCTTACCAATCGTGTTTGTCTAGTAGTTCTTTGATTCCCTCGCCAAATCCTGCGAAGGTTCTGGGTCGCAGGGTTTCTTCTGCTTGGGAGAGCCAGCGGGGGCCGGACCTGGAGTCTGGTCCCCAATGTCTGACCGCCGCGTATGGCAGTCGTCCTTTGGAGCCGACGCGCACCATGACTTTGCGCTTGGAGCGTGATGGTTTGATGCCAGCCTGTAGGCGTCCTGTCTTGTGTGGCGCGAGGGTCTTGGCCAGCGCGGCGATAGGCGTGGCCAGCCGGTAGGTGAGGTCTTTGAGGTCAGTGACGGCCACGCCCACCGCTTCCGCGTCGGTCAGTAGCTTCTTGATGCCCTGGATTTCTACTGAGCCGCCGTCGAGGTGGACGCGGCCGTCACTGATGCCTGTCATCCTATCAGGCGTCTTCCATGTTGCCGGTGCCCAGCGTCGAGGTCGCCGTGAGCTTTTCGGGCTCACCCTCGCACGCCCATTCAAATTCAAAGGTGGAGCCCTTTTCGTCGCCCGCCTCGGAGCTAAGTGACGGCTTGACACCCACCTTTGCGCGCACCTTGAAATGCGGCTGCTTGGGCGTCGCGGTCTTGTTGCCGAACGGGGCAACCAGGACATCGAGGGTCTTGCCTGCCTGCTGCCAGAGCATGTCCCAGAATGAGCCGGGGTCGAACGAGACAATTGCCTTGCCTTTGAGCTTCCAGGATGCGGACGAGCCGCCCAGCGCGTCTGCGAAGGTTACGACATCCTTGTCACTGGTCTCGGGTGAGAGCTCGTAGGACGAGATGTCGGACCAGTAGTCTTTACCGGCGATAGAGAATCCGAGCTTGTTGCCCAGGATGCGGGTGTTTCGGGTGACGGTCATTTGTTGGTCCTTCCAATCGAGTAGGTGAGTGTGGTTGTGATGGGAGCGGCGAGGTAGGTTTGCCCGTCTGCGCTCGTGATGCCAGTGTATGCGTCTACGGCGGCGAACGTTCCAGATCGGACGAGCGCGACGACGATTTCATCGACGGCGGCGTCGAGGCGTGCGACGGCGAGAGCGTTTGTTGTCGGCGCGACAGCCACCGTGAGATTGAGCCGCACAGTTACGGCCCCGTAGGTCGTTTCGTCCGTCGTGAGCAAAGGCGTCGCCTCGGTGATGACGACGCACGGCGGCTGGAGGCGTTCGGGAACGTTGGCGACGACAGGAAGATCGGTCGCCGCCTGGAGGATGGCTGTTAGGTCGGCGCGAGCCGACGCGATGGGCCCTGAGTCAGTCATGAGATTGCGAGTCCTAGATAGGGTGCGAGTAGTGGCCGGGCGGCGACGAGCGGGTCACGTGCGACGCGGATAACGGACGAGCCGTCGAATCCATCCGCGAACGATTTGACGCCGTTTGGTGCGCTGCGACGGTGATACAGCTCGGCGGCGACCTCGATAACGGCGCGGTCGCGCACGTCGTCTGGTATGACTGCGCCGCCGACCTGACTCTCGACGAGCGCCCGAGCTTCGGTGAGACAGCTTGTCAGGAATTCGTCTGGATGCACGTCGCCGACGTAGGCGGCGAGGCGGTTAGTCAGGTCGGCGGGCACGTCACGCGCCGATCTTCAGGGGCACGAGGCCGGACGGGATTTCGATGGCAACCGAGCCGTAGCGGTAAACCGAGAACTGTTTGCTCAGGTTGATGATGTTCTCGTCCTGGAGCTGGACGACGGGCGTCTCGTAGCTTCGCACGGCCTCGCGGTTGTAGAACGCGCCGACGATACCTGCGCCCATCTGCCCGGGCGTTGCGCGCAGGTTGCAGGTGACGGGCACGTCGAGGATGACGCCCGAAAGCGCCTTCGCGTTGGTCGTGCCGATGGTGTTTGCCGGGTTTTCGGCGGCGCGCATGAGGGGCCGCCCATCTGTGCCGGTGAGCCCGGTGAGCGCCTTGAAGGTAGCGAGATCAACGACGAGGCCGTCGAGGCTGAGCCCCTGGTCGGCGAACTTGGCGGCGGCGTCGATGAACAGGCCGGAAATGTCTGCCCAGTTGAGCGTGGTCGCTGCCTTCGATGAGACGAGCTTGTTGGCGTCCTGGCCCTTGACGCCTTCGGCGAACTGCGACGCGAAATAGGCCGCGCTGCGCTGCCCGGCGGCGATGGCCATGCCTCGCAGAGACGTGTCAAGGAGATTGACACGTGTACGCTCGATGGCCTGTCGGGAGAGCTCGGTGTAGCCACCGAACGTCTTGATAGGCGTCGAGCGCTTCTTAGTGGTCACCTTCCCGAGCGTGAGGTCAGCGCCTTCGGAGGCCTGCTCGTTCACGGCAAGCGTGTTCGTTGCGAGCTCAGTGAAATCGAGTTCCATACCTTCTGCAGGTAGGGGGCCAGTGGAGAACAGCCCGGCGAGGACGTTCGGCTTATCCACGATGCGAGTCAGGTCCTTCACCCACTCGGGGTAGACAATCGTCGCATCTGCCCCTGTCGTGGCACCGTTGAAGGCACGTTCCTGGAGACGAGACATTTCCTCGCGGTAGGCTTCGTCGGTCAGGATGGCCTTCAGGGCCGCGCCGGGGCTTCGGGTGTCGGCGCGAGTCTCGGCTGGAGTCATGTCGGCCAGTGCGGCGCGCTGCTCGATTGCGGTCAGGTCGGCGCGCAGGTCGGCGAGGTCGGATGCGAGCGCGTAGTCGGGCGTGTCGGTCATGGTATTCCTTTCGGTTTGGGTTGGTTCGTTTCGGACTTCGGTAATCGCCGCGCTGTGATACGCGGGCCAGGGGACGAGAGACACCTCGCGTAGGGCGAGTTTCGTGATTGTCGTGTGCGTACCCTTGTCGTCTTCGCGCACCTCGGATTCAAGGGGCATGAATCCAATGGACAGGCGGTCGATTACGCCGTCGCGCACGAGCTCGTATGCGTCGCGCGCAGTTTGCGTGTCGGAAAATCGCGCTGTGACCTCAATACCGGCCTCGGTTTCGAGCACATCCGTGATGAGCCCGATAGGCTCGTCGTGCCTGTACACGAGTTTGAGGCTCGTGTCGGATTCGTCGCGCGGCGCGAGGGCACTCGGCGCGATTGTCTCGAAATAGCCCGCGAACAGCTCGATTTCGACGCCGTAGGGGACGGCGAGGCCGCGAACGGTGCGCGGCTCGTCGGTCGCGCGCCTGGCGGCGATCTGGAATTCTCGGGTCTGGAGATCATTCATGAGCGTTGTCCTTGGTTGGGTCGGCGGTTGGGTCGGTGATGCCCTCAATTCGGCGCGCATAGGCGGGCGAGTAGATGCCCGCCTCGATGGCGGTGCGATGCGTTGCCATGCGCGCGGATGGGTTGGCACGTAGGAGCGCGTCCAGGTTAAAGCGAACTACCGTGCCTCGCGGGAGAATCGCGGTAAGCGTGTCCTCAATCTCTCGCAGGTATGCCATGAGAGTCCACCGAATAAAATCCGTCGCGGCATCTGTGACGTTCTGATAGGTAAGGCTGGAGCCGTTGACGGCGGCGAGTAACATATGCGCCGGGATTCCGAACATCCGACCGACGGCGAGCACGTCAAACGCACGAGATTCAAGGAACTGCACTTCGCTTGGCGTGAGGTGTAGCGGCGAGTATTTGAGGCCAGCACCAATGACGGCGACGCCGCCGTCATGACTGTTCGACTCGTTCCAGGCTCGTTTTGCTTCCTTAGCTTGCGCGGCGGTGATCGGCTGCTCTGTCGAGAGTACGCCCGTTGGCACGCCGCCGCCGCTGGTCCATTGCGATGCATAGGCGGCCATGTCCCGCGCGCCCTGGAGGGAGCGGGCGCACGCTTGGATTGGTCCGAGGCCTTCGGCCTGGCCGGGCACGTAGGTCAAGCGCAGGTGACGCAAATCGTTTGGCTGCCATGTACGCGAGCGCCATTGGACAGTGCGTTCACCTGTTTCGCGGTTGAGGTTGGGGACGCACTCGGTTGGATCGAGTACGCGCAGGGAGTTGACGCGCCCGTCGCGGTTGCGTCCCACGAGCCAGTAGGCGTTTCCACGTAGTGCGAGACTGGAGATCGTTTCAGCAATGAGCGACGTGACGGTCAGGCCCGGACCCGGGGTTGAGATGATTGTCGGGAGGTCCGGGCCTTCGAGCTGGTTGCCGTCACGCCAAGCATCGAGGCTGATTTGCTTTCCAGCCGACTGTAGGACAGTCACGGCGCGGTAGACGGAGTCGATAGCGAGCGCGCCGCGCTCGTCGATGGCGCTTGCGACACGGCGCGGCGGCGGCGTTACGCCTGGAAGCACGGGCGCGCCCCCGTCGTCGCGGCGAAAGCCCATGAGTGATGCGAGTGAGGCCATAGGCTGATTATGCACGACGGGGGGCCGCGTCGCCAATCGGGTGCGACACGTCACTAATAGATTTGTATGCCCGCGCGTGGCTGGCACGCTGCCCACACGGCGGCGGCGGCGGCTCGCAGTGAGTCGATAGGCCGAGGCGATTTCGCGGCGTCGAAAGCCTGTACGCCCGAGAGCTGCCTAAGCACGACGGCCCCGAGGGCATCGTATAGCTCTTCGTTCGGGTGATGGACGATGCGGCGGGCGCGGATTCGGTCGAGCATGAGTTGACATGCCGTCGCGTAGTCGCGCGTGGAGAGCGTCGTGATGGGCTGCCCGGCGGCCTCCAGATCGGCGGCCAGAGTCCTCGTCGGG